AGATCGACCTACTACTCCGGCGCGGGCATCGTGACGAAGTTCGACATCTCGGCCGCGTTTGACGGCATGGTCGAGGGCTCGATCTCAATCGAAGGCAACGGCACCTTGTCCACTTTGACGGTTTGAGGTGACGCATGGATGCAATCGACCTTGTCCGAGAACACTTCGCCTCACTAGGCACGCGCAAGATTGAGGTCCCCGAGTGGAAGCTCACTATCTACGCGACGCCCGTCACCCTCGCCGAAAAGTCTCGGCTCTACAAAAAGAGCCGGGAAAACGACATGGATCTCCTCGTTGATCTCCTCGTGATGAAGGCGCAAAACGACAAGGGCGAGAAGCTGTTCACGATCGAGCACAAGGCGACGCTGCTCAACAAGGCCGACTCGAACATTATCGGACGCATCGCAAACGCGATATTGGCCGACGACGCGCCAAAGGCCGACGAACTAAAAAACTGATTCACGGCGGGGAAGCCGCCGACTTCCTCGCCGTTTATGCGCTCGCGGATCGTCTCGGCAAATTTGCCCACGAGGTTCTCGCCATGCCGGCGGAGGAATTAAACGGCTGGGTCGTTTACATAGAGCACCAGAACCGAGCCTCAAAAAAACATGGCTAGCGCAACATTCACCCTTCGGGCGGTTGACCAGACGCGGGCCGCGTTCGCCAGCGTGCAGAACTCGCTGCAACGGCTGGAGAATCAGACGAAGGGAATCGCGAAGATCACGAAGCTGGCGTTCGGCGGCGAGGCGGTGCTCGGCGCGCTGAACATGATGAAGCAGCGGCTGGACAAGGTGATCGAGTCCGGCGACCAGTTAGGTTTCGACGAGGAGCAAATCGCGTCGGCATTGCAGTTCGAGGCGGCGATCAACGGCGTCGTCAATATGCTGACGCAGATTCCGCTCGCGCTTGCGAAGATTGGCATCGACATCAAAAACGCCTTTTCACCGCTGACAAAGGACGAGATTGCGGCGAAGATAAATCAACTGAAGTTCGACCGCGCTCGAAAAGAGATCGAGGCGACGACCGAGGCAACGCGTCGATTGCAAGATCAGTTCGACGAGCTTTCCGTTTCCGAAGGTCAGGCCGCGGACGCGATGCGTTCACGCGCAACGGAGATGTTCAAGGAGGCGGTCGATCTGTTCGCGACGAATCCGGCCGAGGGATTCAAGCGGCAGCAGGAGGCGCTCGCCAAGCTCAACGAATCCAAGAAGGCCGACGCTTCGCTGACAAAGCAGATCAAGGAGGCGCAGGACGAACTAAACAAGACGCTGCCGGAGGCGCAGCGCGTCGGTCTTTCGCAGGCCGACCTGCTTGCCGGCTTGCGCAACCGATACGCCGAACTAACCGCGAAGATCTCCGAGCAGAACATCGCGTTGAAAACGTATCAGGAATACGGCGGGCCGGTCGGTGCCGTGCAGGAGCGCATCCTCGCAATGACGAAGGAGCAAACCGTGGTTTCGGCTCAACTCAACAAGCTGATCGAAGAGCAAGGCCGGTTCGCCAAGCAGGCCGGCGAGACAACCGCCGCGGCTTTCGAGGATGCAATTATGGCCGGAAGCAATCTGCGCGACACGATTCGAGGGCTCGCGCAAGACCTGCTCCGATTGATAATGCGCCAGCAAATCACAGAGCCGCTCGCTCGTGCTCTTGGCGCTTCGTCGTTCTTCTCGTCGATCTTCGGCGGTCCTCGCGCAAACGGAGGTCCGGTTTCCGCCGGCAAGGCGTACATGGTCGGAGAACGCGGGCCGGAGCTTTTCGTTCCGAACGCGGGCGGGTCGATTGTTCCGAACGAGAGGATGTCCGCAGGTGGAAGCGGAGGGACCAACGTCACGATCAACTACCAAATCGCCGCCGGCGTCTCTCGCTCCGAACTTGCGCCGATTCTCGAGTCAGAGCGCCGCCGCCTCAAGGCCGAGATCCCGGACATGGTGCGCCGCGGCGGAGCGTATCGCGCAGCCTTCGCCTGACGATCATGGCAATCACCTATCCGCTTACTCCGCCGTCACCGTTCCGCATCTCCAAGCTCTCGCTCTCGGGCTTGTCGGTGACGTCGCGCAACGTCTCTCCGTTTACGCTGCAAACGCAGCAATACAACTGGCCGGGCCAAGGATGGTTCGGATCGGTCGAATGTCCTCCAATGGTGCGGGCTGACGCCGAGGCGGTGATCGGCTTCCTGCTGGCGGCGCAGCGCGGCACGTTCTATTTTCAAGACTACGCGAACACCTCTCCGCGGGGCAACGTGACGGGAACACTGACTGTTTCGAGCGCGACGGCGAACACCTCCACGCTCGGAATCTCTGGCGCGACGGGAACATTCGCGGTCGGCGATTGGCTCCAGATTTCAACGTCGCTTTACAAGGTCGTGCAGGTCAACTCCTCGAGCAGCGTTGATCTTTTCCCGGTGCTTCGCTCGAGCTACGGCGGCGGGACGGCGATCACCTACTCGAACGCGAAAGGCGTCTTCCGACTCGCGTCGCCGCAAACTGATTGGTCGATCGACCTCGCGAACATCTACGGCATCTCCTTCTCGATCGTGGAGGATATCGCGCAATGAGCATAACAACCGCAGGGCGCAGCCTCTCGGCCGGCATGGTGACCGAGGTCACGACCGCGCAGCTTTCGCCGATCCTGCTCGCGTCGTTGAGCTTCTCGAGTCCGGTCAATCTCTGGACCGGGTACGGGAATATCTCTTACAACTCGACGACCTACTACGGCCTCGGGACGCTCGGCACGATATCACCGTTGCAGGAGACAACCGACCTCGCGGCGCGGGGTCTCACGATGCGGCTCTCCGGCGTGCCGACGGCAAACGTCGCGCTTGCGCTCACCGAGAACTACCAAGGCCGCGAGTGCTCGATTATGTTCGGCGCGCTTTCGCCGACGGCTGGCACCCTGATCGCGTCGCCGGTGACGGTCTTCTCCGGCCGCATGGACGTGATGCAAGTGACCGATGATGGTCAGTCTGCCGAGATCACCATGACCGCGGAGTCGAAGCTGATGGACTTCAAGCGGCCGCGGGAGACGCGCTACACCTACGAAGACCAGCAGACACTTTTCCCGACCAACGGCTCGATCACCGCGCCGGATCTCGGCCTCGAGTTCGTGAACGACATTCAAGAGAAGGCCATTTTCTGGGGCAATCCGAACGCGACGCAGGCGACGAACTGGGACGCCGGAGACAAGACCTCGCCGCAAGGCTACGAATGAGACGGCACGACAACTGGCCGACGCTGCTTGCCGCCTTCATCGAAGAGCGGCGGGCGATGCCTTTTGCGTGGGGCTCGAATGATTGCTGCCTGTTCGCGTCGGACTGGATTCGTCGGGCCTGCGGCGTGGACTTCGCGGAGGATCTGCGCGGGCGTTACTCGTCGGCGCTTGGAGCGCGGCGCGTCTTGTCCCGCTTTGGCGGCGTCCTCGAGATCGCGAAGAGCCTCGCCGGACTGGAGCAGGTGCCGAGCGCAACGGTGCGGCGCGGAGACGTCGTCGCGTTTGAGATGCAAGGCGGTCACGCGCTGGGAATTTGCTGCGGCGATATCGCGGCGCTCGTCGGAAAGCAGGGTCTTGTTTTCCCGCGAATCGAAAACGCTTCGGCCGCTTGGCGACTCTAACCCATGGAAGCAGCACTCGCAGCAATTTACCAGACGGCGCTGTTCATCTCGCAGACATTCGGCACGTCGCTGATCTCGACTTATGCGGTCGTGAAGTTCGTCGCTGTCACCGCGGCGTCGATGGCGGCAAGCAAGCTCCTTGCTCCGAAGATGCCGGGCTTCTCCGACTCCTCGCTGGCAGACCGCACGCAGATGGTGCGCTCGCCGATTGCAGCGCGGCAAATCGTGTACGGCGAAACCAAGGTCTCCGGCGTGATCGTTTACATCTCCACGACCGGAACGAAGAACGAGTTTCTCCACCTTGTGATCGCGCTCGCCGGGCACGAGGTCGAGGAGATCGGCGACGTTTACTTCAACGACGAGCTCGCGCTCACCGGCGCGGGCTCCGCGGCAAGCGGTCGCTTCACCGGCTACGCCGAGATCTACAAGAAGCTCGGCGCTGACACGCAGACGGCGCAGACAGATCTCATCACCGCGACCGCCGGACTCACGAACGGCAAGTGGACGAGCGCGCATCGCCTGCGCGGGATCGCTTACATTTACGTGCAGCTCAAGTGGAGCGACCAAATCTGGGCCGGCGGCATCCCGAACGTCTCCGCGATGTTGAAGGGCAAGAAGGTGTACGACCCGCGCACGACGACGACTGTCTATTCGGCAAACGCCGCGCTCTGTCTGCGCGACTACCTGACTGACTCGACCTACGGCCTCGGCCTGACGACGAGCGAAATCGACGACACCGCGTTCACCGCGGCGGCAAACATCTGCGACGAGCAGGTGCAGGTACTTCCAGCGTCGCCGACGACCTACGAAAACCGCTACGAGTCGAACGGCGTGCTCTACACGAGCGCATCGCCCGACGATAACATCGGCAAACTCCTGACCGCGATGGGCGGCTTGATCGCGTACTCCGGCGGCAAGGTGATTCCCTACGCGGCCGGCTATCGGATCCCGACCGTCACGCTCACCGACTCCGATTTCGCCGGGCCGATCAGCGTACAGACAAAGACGAGTTCCCGCGACCGGGTGAACGCGGTGAAGGGCGTGTTCGTCTCCGAGAAGTCCGAGTGGCAACCGACCGACTTCCCGCCGCAGACCTCGACGACTTACTACGCGCAGGACAATTCGATCCGATACTGGCGCGATGTCGTCCTGCCGATGACGACCTCGAGCAGCGCGGCGCAGCGCATCGCACGCATCGAACTGCAACGCGCCCGGCAGGAGGTCACGTTCACGGCGCGCTTCCGTCTCGACGCGATGCAGGTCCGCGCCGGCGACACGGTGATGGTCACGCTGTCGAAGTTCGGCTGGTCGTCTAAGGTGTTCGAGGTGCTCGAGTGGCACTTCGTCGCGGACGGCGAGCCGCCGCAACTGGCGATCGAGATGACGCTCCGCGAAACCGCGTCGTCGGTTTACGACTGGAACGTGTCCGACGAGATCGACGTGGACGACACGCCGACGACGACGCTCCCGAATCCGTTTACGCTCGGCTCTCCGAGCAACCTTGCGCTGACCGCGGACGGGACGACGCAGTTGATCCAAGCTGACGGGACTGCGTTGCCGCGGATCAAGGTCGCGTGGTCCGCTCCCGCGGAGGAGTTCATCCAGTCCGGCGGAACCGTCGGCATCGAGTACAAGGACAAGACCTCGACGACGTATCTCACTTGGGCGACGGTGCCCGGAGATCAAACGCTCGACTTCATCTCGAGCGACATCCGCATCGGCAACGGCTACGACGTGCGGATCTTCGG